ATGATGATCTGGTGACGGCGACAAAGTTCTTCATTCATAAAGCTGTAATTGGCATCACCACGGCGGCAGGTCAAACACTGGTTGGTTCCTTACAACTGAGTGCCACCAGCGGCACGGCGACTAATGCAGCCGTCTCTTCTGGGACAGAAATTGTAGGTGCAGGCGTCACCATCTTTGATCCGCAGGTCAGTGCTGCTGGATCTGTTACTGAGATTGACATCAATTTCAATGACTCCGCAGGAAACTTTCATGTGTTTGAGCCAAACGTAACGGCGGCAATCGCTAGTAAACATCTTTACGCTGCGGCTACGACCACTTTGAACGCAGATGCCACTGCGGGCAGGTTTACCGTTGAGCTAGAATACTCAGTATTCTAAGGAGTCACCGATGGCAGGCTCAGATGTAAGGACGAAACGGATTACCGGCACGGGTTCTCTCGCTGTCGGCCCTGCTCGTATCAGACAGATTCAGTTGAAGACTGCATCTGGAACCCCACGGCTCACTGTTACAGATGGTTCTGGCGGCGCTACAGTCCTTGATTTGGACTTTAATGCTTCCGACACACACTCTGTGAACATCCCTGCTGAAGGTATCCGGGTAACCGACATCTTTGTTGGAACCCTGACCAATATCACGGCAGTGACGTTCTTTTTTAACTAGGTGAAACGTGGCTAGGCGTAAGGCAAAAATGCCGCCGCGCAACAAAAAGAACTTCCGCCCCACCAAAGCTGGGGCGGGAATGACTAAGGCTGGTGTTGCGGCTTACAGAAAGGCCAATCCCGGAAGTAAGCTCCAGACAGCGGTTACAGGTAAGGTCAAAAAAGGCAGCAAAGACGCCAAGCGTAGAAAGTCTTTCTGCGCTCGGTCCGCTGGACAGATGAAAAAGTTTCCAAAGGCAGCGAAGAATCCTAATTCACGGCTGCGCCAAGCTCGTAGAAGGTGGAAATGTTAATGAAGGCCGAGGACGTTTTGAAGCTTTTGGAAAAGCACGAAGAAGAGTGCACTCGACGTTATGCCGATATTCAGAAACAACTGGATAAACTGGACATGCGGCTATGGGGCATTGCTGCCTTGATCGTAGCCGCTGCCATTGCTCAAAAGGTGATCTGATGGGAAGTGTAGTGAATCTTGGATCTGGTGCTTGCCCCGTTCGTAGAGCAGGGAAAAGTACAGTCGTCCGCATGAAAAAAGGCGGAAAGGTAAAAAGTGGTGGTAAGATTTGTCCGGAAGGAAAGGCGTGGGCTAAAAGGACGTTTGATACATACCCGTCAGCCTATGCAAATCTTGCCGCATCCAAATACTGTAAAGACCCTAACTACGCTAAAAAGTCAAAAGGTGGAAAGCGAAAGGGCCGGTAGTCACTATGAAACCTCGCGACAGAGCACGGGTGAAAAAGGTAGCGGGCAAGTTGAGAAAAGCATCAAGAGCTCATGCTCAGCAGGCGCGAACATTATCGAAACTGGCAAAGAACTCAAAATCTAAGAGGTCTTAATGGGACAGTTAAAACAATGGCTCAAACAGGATTGGGTGAGGATTGGCAGTGATGGCTCTATCAAAGGTCCTTGTGGCACTTCAAAAGATAAGAAAAACCCTGATCGTTGTCTTCCAAGAGCTAAAGCTAATAGTCTCTCAAAATCTGAACGAGCTAAAACGGCTCGTAAAAAGAAAAAAGCCGGAGCCAAAGGCAAGACCGTTGTCGCAAACACCAAGCGAGCGAAAGTCACCAACCTCAAAAACGGCGGTGCGGTCGGCTATGAAACGAAAGCCAAAAGGCCGTTCAGGGGCAAAAAAGTAGCCGGGACAGCGGTCGCCCGGGGCTGTGGAGTAGTAATGCCCGACCGCAGGAAAAGAACTAAGGGTTCAGTAAGTCAAGCGTAGGAGCGTGAAATGGCAAAAGAATTTATGACGATGGACGAGTATGCTGCCTCTCTTGTTGGCGGGGGTATGAAGTCCAAAGGTATGGCTAAAGGCGGCAAAGTTCGCGGAATGGCTAATGGCGGTAAAGTCGGCATGAAGAAGAAAGGTTATGCCAAGGGTGGCAAAGTCGCCAAAATGGCCAACGGCGGCGTAATGAAGAAGAAGGGCATGGCCAAAGGTGGCAAGGTCCGCATGATGGCTAACGGCGGCAAGGTCGGCATGAAGAAGAAGGGCATGGCCAAAGGCGGCAAGGTCGCCAAAATGGCTAATGGCGGCATGATGAAGAAGAAGGGTTATGCCAAGGGCGGCAAGGTAAAGTAACTTGCCATATCTTCAAAGCAACATTCCGCACTTCAAATGTTGGGTGCGGAGAGAGTACACCTGTAATCATTTGAATTACCACGGTGAGTTTATTCACGCTATGGCCATTGCGGTGACGACTATGCCTAGTCGTTGCTTGAGTTTTCAAATGATATTCACTGGCTGTGAAGCTGACGGAACCGATCAACCTAATGTTCACGGGGGCGCGATGTGGGCAAGAATGCCCATAACCGCCCTTGTTGGAGACACCGCCCTTGAAGAATGGCCGGAACCTATGCCCGTCCATTTAGCTCAACCTTGGGACTGCATGTCCCATACACACGCAGTTTATCGTTTAGACAGGGCTCATCCATGCCCATGGATTGCTAAAATAGGGCCTGAGTTCTACCCGGCTAAATACTATTTTACCGTGGACTATACCGAAAGCGAAATCGCAGATGACCCTGCTCAGCACAAACAAAGCCATGTTTTAGAGCTTTTGGATGCGGGCCCGTACACGGGCAACATAGTTGCTCTGCCTAATAATCGTGTGCGAGTGACACATCCTGCGTGGTTTGAAACCGGTGACGGTCCGCCAGACTTCCTACCCTCTCAACACATACACTATTCAAAATCGGATTTAGACTATACCATGGATGTAAATCAGATTTTTGATAATCTGTATGCGGAGAAAGAGTAATGACAACTTCGGGCAGCACTGACTTTGAGTTAGACGTATCTGACTACATTGAAGAGGCTTTTGAGCGGTGTGGACTTGAGGTTCGCACTGGTTATGATCTCAAAACAGCGCGTCGATCTTTGAACCTAATGCTGGCAGAGTGGGCCAACCGTGGGTTGAACCAATGGACCATCGTGGAGCGCACACAAACTGTTACGGATGGCACCTCCGCATATTCGCTGGGAACAGATGTAATTGACATTTTGTCTGCTGTAGTTCGTCGTAGCGGCACCGATTTTTCTTTAGAACGCATAAGTCGGGACGCTTATCAGAACATTCCCACTAAAACCACAGAGGGGCGACCGGCGCAGTTCTTTTTGGATCGTCAAATCACGCCTTCTTTGAAGTTGTGGCCCACGCCTGAAAACAGCACAGATGTAATTCACTACAACGCTCTAACTCGCATAGAAGATGCGGATTCAGCTACTAATACTTTGGAAGTCCCCTTCCGGTTCTACCCTTGTTTAGCTGCCGGTCTGGCATACTACATAGCCATGAAACGAGCTCCAGAGCGTCTTCAGCTTTTGAAAGCGGTATACGAAGAAGAGTTCCAAAGAGCGATGACAGAAGATCGGGACAGGGCGTCGTTCAATGTTGTTCCCAACTATCAATATTTTAGAGTGAACTGATGTCGAAGTTTGCTACGGGAAAGAATGCTTACGCTGTATCAGACCGGTCCGGTCTTCGATACCGGTACAGAGACATGCGTCGAGAGTGGAACGGTCTTCTTGTAGGTAAAGACGAGTTTGAACCCAAACATGAACAGTTAGGCCCTTTTCGTTCTAGAACAGATCCACAGGCGTTGGCGGATGCTAGACCGGACAGAACAGAGCCTGCGCTAGAACGAATTTTACTGAAAGACCCGTTTACATCTGGATCCTCGGGAAGTGCGGTTATCACGGTGAGAGAGGTCAGTCATGGCAGGACTTCTGGAAACACTGTTCGTTTTAGAAAGGTAAACGGTTTTGACGGCTTCACTAGCAGTGTTCTTGAAAATAGCTCGGGATATTCGATCACGGTTACAGACAGTGATACCTATACTTTCACGGCCTCGTCCGGCACCGCCACCACGGGTGGTCAACGCGGGGGTGGTGAAAATGCGACTGCCGGACCGGTGACTTTGGAGAGTTAAATGGCGTTTACCTTTGCACAGCTAAAGACTGCGATACAAGAATATACAGAAAACACGGAGACTACCTTCGTGTCGAATGTAGATGACTTTATTCGTGCGGCAGAGGATCGAATCTTCTATCTCGTAGATCTAGAGTATTTTCGCAAAAACGCCACAAGTGCAGTTTCGCAGAATGATCCTTTCTTATCATTACCGACAGACTTTTTAGCTTCTTTCTCATTGTCCATAACAAACAGTAGTTCCAAAGAGTTTCTGTTGCAGAAGGATGTTAACTTCATTCAAGAGTTTAACCCGAACTCTGCTACCACCGGTACGCCAAGATATTATGCAAGATTTGATGTTGATAACATGATTTTGGCACCCACCCCTGACAGCAATTACGTTTGTGAGTTTCATTATTTCTATCGTCCAGCTTCGCTTACCGCAGGAGCAGACAGCGGCACGACTTGGTTAAGCACCAACGCTCCAAATGCCTTGCTTTACGGCTCATTATACGAGGCGTATATTTACATGAAGGGTGAGCCAGACATGCTTCAGTTGTATGACAAGCAGTTCACCGAGGCACTTTCGAGACTGAAAGATCTGGCAGAGGCGAGAGAGAACGCTGACGCTTATCGCAGGGGCTTGCCAGAACGGCCTCGCACATAAGGAGTAGGAGATGGCTACATCCAACGCAGCAACTAACTATTTAGAGCGGAGAATATTGGATTTTATATTCAAGAACAACTCGCTGAGTTTCTCCTCGCCGGGTGACAGCATCTATGTCGGTCTGGCAACTGCGGTATCTGCGGCAGAAACAGGCTCTGTTACAGAGGCTGACTTCACCAACTATGCAAGGGTGCAGGTGACGGCGTCAAACTGGACCACGATTGGCTCTGATTCGACGGACACGCAGACAGCTACAAACGCAGCCAACATCGACTTTCCGGCGGCAGGAACGACCACAGCAGATGTGATAACTCACGCATTTATCGCGGACGCCTCGTCTAGTGGCAATATCCTGTTTGTGGGTGCGCTTGATGCCAGTAGAACGATTGACGACGGCGACATCTTCCGCATCAACGCAGGGAACCTCACTATTGAGTTGAAGTAACATGGCACTGGTACTCAAGGATCGCGTCAAAGAGACGACTACCACCACCGGCACTGGCACTTATACATTGGCCGGTGCCGTTACTGGTTTTGAAGCATTTTCGTCAGTTGGCGATGGCAACACGACGTACTACGCCTGCACAGACGGAACTGACTTTGAGGTTGGTGTTGGCACCTACACATCGTCTGGCACGACGTTAGCTCGTACAACGATTCTTCAGTCCAGCAACAGTGACAGCGCAGTAAGTTGGAGTTCTGGCACCAAGACCATTTTCTGTTCTCAACCCGCAGAGAAGGCGGTGTTTGTTGATGAGAACAACGATGTCATTCTTGTTAGCAGCGATTCGGGAAGTGGTTTCGACCCTATTCTAAGGTTTGACCGTCGCAGCACTAGCCCCGCTGATTTTGATAATCTTGGGGCTATCGAATTTGTAGGCCGCAATGACGCGGATGAAACGATATTCTACGGCACTATCTCTGGCATGGCGGATGACATGACAGACGGCACGGAAGATGGTCGAGTTAGAATTGCTACAGTGGTAAACGGCTCTCAGGTATCACACACTGACTTTACTGCTGGAGCTTTAGAGCTTCGTAACGAACAAGTAATACGTTTTCATTTGCAAAACGGTAGTTTCAACATAGAACTACTAGGCGGAACACCGACGGCGAATAGGTCTATTACCCTCCCTGATGCTACTGGCACGGTGCTCCTGACTGACGGTAGTGGCGCAAGTCTTACCGCACTGAACGCTTCACAGTTAAGCAGCGGCACAGTTCCTAACGCCAGACTTGACGCACAACTACAAGACGTAGCTGGCCTCGCTGTCACGAATGGTGGTTTCATAGTTGGTGATGGCTCGAAC